ACAAAGTCTGAGCGCCATAAGGAATGGTCTTCAGCTTTGTCTCAGTTGTTTCCGAACGATTGTTGTACAGGTGCGTCAAAATCAGCAAGCCAGCCTGCTTGATGACAGGGTAGGCCGCAATTGGGTTTGCGACAGTCGTGTACTGGACCACAATTGGAGCCGTCATCTGAGTGTTGATGTCAGTTGGCAGGCTGCTGATGATGATCTTGTTGCCGCTGTTGTCGTAGTAGTACTGCGATGGGTCAACAGGCACAAAGACTGGCGGGAACAACGAGTTGTAGTAGCCCACCGAGGTGATTGTCAAAGGTGCGACATTGGATGCAAAGTTTTGACTTGTCTCTGGCAGGTCAAGGCTCACCGGGGTGGCCGTCAAACTTTCCGCGCCATACCAAACGCGATACGTCACAGGAAAGATCGACAGGCCGAGGAAATCCTCAATGTGCATCCGTGTTGCCAAATCCAAAGACAGGACATAAGCATCCTGACTCTGATCGTCAAACAAGTTCAATTGATTGGTGACTTCATCAGCAGTCAGCCAATTGGTGGTCACATCCCGGCCAATCTGCTCAACCTTGACGTAGTTGAACGGGTTGCGGGTTTGACCACCGTAAGGCAGGCCAGTCAATACGCTTTGCACGGACATACTTATCCCCTTTAGGCGCTCATGCGAACACCAGCAAACGGGTCACGCACGGAGCTAACTACACGCTTCTCAGCATACAGTGTAACGAAACCGGGAGTGGTCTGGTCCATCATCTGGATAGACATCTGCTCGGTGTCGCCAATGGTCAAGAAACGGGGCCAGTTTGCCAAGTAGATGGGGAATGCGCTGGACAGGTATGGGTTTGGAATCACGGGGAAACCAAACATGCGGCCAACAGCAGCGCCATCTTCATCGCCAACTTCCAAGAACAAAGGCAGACCTTGCGAATCCTTCAGGCTACGCAGCGAGTCAATCATGGCAGGGCTGATGTGCCAAGCATTACCCGGCATGGCCCAGTACTGGCTTGGGAAGGCGTTGACCACATCAACAATGTTGTTGTACACCACGCCGCCGCCTGTTTGGGCCACGGTAGCGATGCTGTGGATGCCGTTGGTGATAGCAGTGCCAGATGTGCCGTAGGCGCTTGCAGAGGCGCTGGCGTACATGTCCAAGCCACGCAGGCCCGATGTTGCGCCAGTGGCAGTGGTGGTCGAGCCAGCTTGGTCAGAGTTGACGGCCATTGATGCGCCTTCAACTTGGGCAAATTCCAAGGCGAGGTCTTCAACAATGGTGGACTCCAAGCCATTCACATCCGACATCACAGCCGAACGGATGGGCAATTGAGCCGTCACAACACGCACAGGCAGTTGCCAGATGCTGGTGTTGGTGTTGGGTGTGCCCACGTTGTTTTGAACGGGGTAGCCCCAAGGGTTTGTTTGGTTGGTTGCGTTACCAGTCTTGGCAACGAACTGCATGTCAGAGCCAGCGACAGGCACAACGCGAGAACCCATACGGAAAGGGTTGGCGTAACGCAGCGCGGCAAAAGCATCATCGAATACTGCACGACCACCCACACCAGAGCCAGAGCCAATGATTGCAGAGGCTTCTTTCAGGTCGATGTTGACTGTGCCGCCTTCGGTAATGGCTTGCTTAATTCCAGCGAGGATTTTTTCAGTGATGGTCATGGCAATTTCCTAAATTGAGGGCGCAAAAAGGAGGGGCCGTAGCCCCCCCATTTTTATCAGGTCGCAGTGCCTGTGGAACGGTAGCGAACGCCAGCGAAAGGATCGCGCACCGATGTTGCCAGACGCTTCTCACCAAAGAAGGTGATGAAACCGGGCAATGTCTGGTCGTAGCGGCGCATGACCATGTTCAGGCGGTCAACGATGGTGTGGAAGCGGCTCCAGTCAGCAAAGTACATGGGGTACAAGCTGGTAGTGCCAGCGGAGCCAGTAGTTGTCTGGCTAGGATTGTCCAGATACTTGTTGACCACCACATCAAAGCCCAACAGGCGACCAACGATGCCGTTGGTTTCCAGAGGCGACATACGCTCAAACACGGGAGTGCCGTTGTCGTCCACCAAGCCACGGATTTGGGCCAACAGAACAGGACTCACAACGAACTTGGCGCTTTCAGTCCAGTACTGCTGTGGCAGTGCGTAGATGAAGTTCACAACGTCTTTGTAAGTGATGTTTGCAGCGCCAACAGTGTTGCCGTTGGTTGTCAACTGGTCATAGGTAGCCAAGCTGTGCAGACCGGATGTCGAGCCAGTGCCAGACGAGCCGAAAGCAGCAGTGGAGGTTGTACCGCCAGTGTAGGTGCTGTTTGCGCCAGCGTACTGGTCCAAACCGCGCAGGCCATCAGCGCCGCCAGTTGCAACGGAAGTGCCGTCACCAGACTGGTCGTTGTTGGCGATCATGGACAGAGCTTCGTTCTGAGCGAATTCAGCCAGCATGTCGTCAACCACGTTGGCTTCCAAGCCATCAATGTCGTCCAAAGCCGCAGTACGGATTGGGAACTGGACGTTGATGTCCTTCAGCACAACTTGCCAAATGGTGGTGTTTTCAGTCGTTGGCGAACCGTTGTTCTGGATGCCGTAGCCCCACTGAGCGCCAGCGTTGCCAGTCTTGACACGGAACTGATAGCTGGAGCCGTCAGTAGCCACAGTGCGAGACACGCCGCGCAAGGGGTTAGCCAAACGCAGAGCAGCAAACACTGGATCGTAAGCTGTACGACCACCCTTGCCATCACCGCCAGCGGTCAGAGCAGAGGCTTCCTTCAGGTACGCATCCATCTGAGCTTCGTCAGCGAAAATCTTCAGTTCTTTTTCGAACGAGGACTTGCCGTTGATGACGGACTTCAGTTGCTCACGAACCGACTTGTTCACATCGCCGCGAACAGTCTTCTCAGGCTTGATGACAGCAGGAGCTTGCACGGAGGCAACTTTGGCTTCCAGAGCAGCAACCATTTCGCTGAATTCGGCCTTGACGGCTTCAACAGCAGCGGGGATTTTGGCTTCAACGGCCACGATGCTTTCGGCTTGTTTAGCTTCGATAGCATCCAACTTTTCGATGATTTCTTTGGACATGATTAACCTTTCAGTCGTTTGTCGAGGAGTTTGAGAAACTCACGATGCTCAAGAGCAGCGAGAATTTCAGCTTCGGTTGCCTCCGCATCAGAATCACTCTGAGTTGGCGCAGTTTCAATCGGCTCTTTCACAGCGTCACGCTGCTCAATCACCGTCTTGAACACAGATGCGGCGGCAACCGACATCTGCTTGGACAGACCTGCATCCCGCAGGGCTTCTTCCAATACTTTCAGGTCAGCGGAGCCGTCTTCACGGAAATACTCCAGCTTCTTGACCTCTGCTTTGGGGTTGTTGGGGTACATCACCACGCTAGTTTCGCGCAGGCCACCTTTGGTGATCTGGAAATACCCGTCTTCGTAGTAATCGCCAGAGCCAGCAGGAAATGCTTCGCCATCTTCCTTCACCCACTGGTATTCGTCAGCGTAAGCGCCAACAGACACACCGCCAAACATGTTGGGGGACTCGGACATGACTTGGTACAAGTCTGCGCCAGCAGTTGTGTTCAAGAACAATCGGCCTTTGGCGCTCATACCCTCATCATCCATCTCCAACTCAGTCCATTCGCCAACAGGCATGGAATCAGAGTTGTGATTCAGGAACATGGGGAGAGGCCGACCAGACTTGGCGAACTCTTTTGCCCACTCCATAAATCCTTCAGGCTTGTAGAAGAATTTACGGCCATCAGCGCCTTCTCTAGCGCCCCAAGTGGTGATACGAGCTTCAATCTTTCCTGTCGGTTCGCCGTTTGCGGCCTTTTCGGACAGGTTCAGCTTTGCTTCGCAGATGAGATTCAGTTGCTTCATTGATTGCCCCTAAAGCAATGGATTGATCGTTGTCCTGTATTTTAGGGGATTGCCCTAATGGTACGGGCAAATGTATTGATGGCCTAATGACCTGTTTTGCCAATGCTACCAGATATTTTGAATCAGTACGCATTTTTAATCAAGTCTTGGAGCCGATGTTGATCTTGCTTTTCTGACTGCCACCGCCACCGCCAGTGTCTTGAGCAGAACTGCCGGGGATTTGATCGTCAGGCTGGTCGTTTTTGATTAACTCGTCTGCGCCTTCTTTGGCAGGCATGTTCATGTACTCACGGGCTTCGTTCGGAGTCATAATGCCGTTCTTCACGCCAGCAGTCGCAAAGTTCATCTGATCCAAAGGAGCGCCCTTCAGGAAGTTCTTGGTGTCGAACTCCACGCACAGGCTTGGGTAGCCTTGCAGCAGATGGCCCTTGAGCTTTTCCTGCACGTTCACAATGATTGGGTACATGGTGGACTTGTAGAACTCATCCATCTGCGTTTGGGTGTTGTTGAACTTGCTGTCCGAGATACCGATCATGGCAGGCGGGACACCAAACAAGCCACAGATACGCTTCATGGTTTGCAGCTTCAAAGCAGCAGCATCAGCGTCCTGCAAGTTCAGCATTTCCAGCTTCTGGTACTTCATGCCCTGATCCAGCAACATGCCCTGACCGGGCTTGCTTGGGTCGGAGTTCTTGCTGCCAGTCATGTTGGCCCAAGCCTCTTTCAGACGGGCGGCAACCTCTTTGTACTTGCCATCAGGAACAACCTGCTCGGTCACAAACATGCCAGAAGGCTTCGCGCCGTTCTGCATGACAAAGTTGGCGTACAGGTCGATGTCTTGGTCAAGGCCGACAAGCTCAGTCGCCAAGATGCCCTTGTTGAAACCAGCCGAACCCTGCCAAGCCATCTCTTTGCAGTGCATGACTTGGTGCGCGGCCAACGGCTCGTCCTTGCTGAAGCCGTAGCTTGGTGTGGACAAACGGTATGACGGGTAACGGGTAGGCGTGATCTGGGCAGCGATCAATGTGCTGTCCAAGATGTACATCTCCAGAGGAGTCTCGGTGGAACTCTTCTGGTCCTTGCGCCACCACAAGGTAAACGCCTCACCAGACAACTCGTACCACATGAGCCACTGATACCAGAACTCATACTTGCTCTGGAAGTTGTTGGGATTGCCCAGCAGCTTGGCGACTTGCTTGGCCTTGGCCTTGTCCCGAGTGCCCACCTTGTCAGAACGGATGGCATCAACGGTCTGGCCGTCTTCTGTCTCGTAGCAGACCTTGATCGGCAACTGAGCAAGCGCACGGGCCTTCAAACCCACGCAAGCCATGATGGTGCTGTTGCGACTCAGGACCGACATGTCCACGCTACGGCCAGCAGCCGTTGCACTGGAGGTGGTCACATACAAAATCTGGGTGTTGACTGTCGGACGCTTATTGTCGCCCTGATAGACAATATTGTTGCCCAAGGCGGTCTGACCGAACAGTGTGTTCGCTTCATTTTGGGCTGTGTTTTTGCCCTTGAAAACGTCAAGAATACCCATGATTCGCTCCTATTTCCTCATACTTTACCACTCCAGCGCCCTAAAGCCAAATGAATCGCTGACAAATACGTTATCCAAATGGCAGTGCAAAGCCATAATCATCGCAATAATGCCGTCCACCTTGGCGCTTGGGTCTGCTTCGTTCTTGCGAACCTTCACGTTCCCGTTCACATCAATGTAAACCTCGCAGTTTCCAAGCTGCCAGCCCACAAAAGGATTGCCGTCATGCTTGATGGCCTTCTTCAGGATCAGTTGTTCGGTGGTCTTGGATGGGTTTGACAGCACGGCCATACCCTGTCCAACCTTTTTCACCGGCAAGCCATCCGCATACAGGTTTGCCACCAGCGCAGCAGCGTTATACGGGTCGTATCCGATTTCCTTGACATCAAACTTCTCGCATTGCTGCTTGATGAACGATTCAATCTCGTTCAGGTCAGTCACGTTGCCGGGAGTCAACCGCAGGATGCCTGTCCTGTGCGCTTCCATGTACACGGGCCTGTAATGGTTTGGCACAAAGTCCAAGGATTCCTCTGGCAGGAAGAACTGGAACTGTGAATAGAAATCCTCTTCGCCATATCGGTGCAAAGTCACCACAGCGTTCAAATCTCGGGTGTGCGCCAAGTCAAAACCAATGAAGGTTGACTCTGGTTTGTCAGCAGGCATCTTGCTCACAGATTCGTCCCAGAACCTGCGGTCAACCCAAGCAGAGTTGGCCGACACATAGATGTTTAGCTGCTTGCACAGGAATTCGTTTAGCGAGGCAGGCTTGCTCTTGGCCTCGTCTGCCATGTGCTGGATGGCCTGTATTGTCACTGACACGCCAAGCATCGGGTTGGCCTTACCCCAGACCTCTGGGTCAGACCACTCATCTCCGGGGTCAACACTGTACAGCAGGCCAAACCAACGGAAGGTGTCTTCTGCACCGCCACGCAGCACCTGACGGAAGTGACTCAAGTCCTCAAAGAACTTCGTTTCCTTGGTGAAGCTGGCAGTTGTCAGGTACATGCGGATTGGGTTCTTCCTCGCAGCCATACCCGAGTGCAACACTTCAATCGAACCGCGCTCAGTGATCTGGGCCGCTTCGTCAATCATGGCGCATGACGGGTTCTTGCCGTCACCAGTCTTCTTGTTGTCCCGAGACAAGGCGCGGTAAGTCGAGGTCGAGTCGCCAGCCTTCTTCAGTTCACTCCTGTACGGGATGAACTTGGTCTGCAACTCAGGGACCATGCTCTCCATGATGGCCTTGGACGAGTCAAAGCAAATGGATGCCTGCTCTCGGTTGGTCGCCAGCGTGAACACCTCTGGGCCAGCCTCGCCAAACTGAAGCTCGTACAGGGCAATGATAGAGGCCAAGGTTGTCTTGCCCGACTTGCGGGGCACGAACAGGATGACATCTGTTACCCATCGGTAGCTGTGGTCACGCTTGTCGCGGAAGCCGTAGATGGCCGCAAGGAACAGAACCTGAAAGCCCTCAAGGTCAATCGGCTTCCCAGCGTCTGGTCCTTTGACATGTCGGCAGAACCGGGCGAACTTCAGGACATGTTCAGCCTTGGCAGGGACGAATTCGTAGGGCGCATCCTTGCGCTCCACCATGTCCAAGAACCGCTGACAAGCAAGCTTGATGTCTTCACACGCCTTGATGTCAGCACGAACAACAGCAATGGCGTAGGTAAATGCCGACTCAAGCAGAGGCGAATAGCTCATCTACGTCACTCACTTTTGCTTTCAATTTTGGACGGCCACGGGCAACAAGACCCAGCTCCGCAAGCATCTTGATGGCCTTGTCAGCCATCTCAGTGCGAATCTTGTACCAAGGACTTGCGGCTTCACCAGAGTTGTACTGGTACAGATGCCCATCAGTCGTGATGTTGATGTGGGCCGTCAGCAGGCTGTCCACAGTCAACGCCAGTGTGCCAATGAGCAATTCATCAGACGCAGTTAATGCGCCAGTCGAGCTTTCCACCTCATTGCGGATGGCAGTCTCAAAAGCGGCTTTGTCCCAAGTGCTTGGGTTTTCCAAATATTGAAGGATGTGACGAGGTTTTTTTGCCATAAGAGTTCTCCTGTCTTGTCTGACGCAAGCGTAACACACTCAGGGAATTCCTTACACCCCCCTCTGACTTTGTATCTCTACGAAATTAGC